TGCGATGTAACTACCTTTCCCACCACCGAAGAGAAGGCCAGCAAATACTTCCGCCGAAAGTACAACGACCAAAGCATCACTATTAATAAAGTAGAGCAGGAAACTCATGTCTACTATATGAGCGTTGAAGAGTTTATTGCCTGCGCGCACGAACGAGTAAAGGAGAACTAAAATGGCAACCGAAATCACCACTATCGAGAACACCAACATGGCCCCGACGATCACTGCCAAGCCCGTCATGGCCCTGGCCTTTGACACCACCACGTCCTCGGGGAAGAAGCGCTTTTTCAACGCGTTGAATACCGCCGAATCCCTTAATGATGCGGACATTAAGCAGCTTACCCTGTCTGGCGTCATCGTGCAGCCTACCGAGCGTTTGGACCAGGCAACCGGTGAAGCCGTAATGTGCGAAGGCACCACGTTTATCACTGAGCAGGGTGCATACTTTACCCAGTCTGACGGTATCGCCCGCTGTGCTAAGAACCTGATTATGGCCTATGGTTCTGATTTCGCAGCTGAGCCGATCACCATTGAGTTTACTGAGCGTAAGCTAGGCGGCGGCCGCAAGCTGAAGCAGTTTATTGTTCTTTAATCTTTCGGTACCTTGTAAACCGTGTGATAGCATGAGGGGGCTGTAAAGTCCCCTCTTTTGTTTAGGTGGTGCAAAATGGCGTATGACGTTAGTCGTGTACAGAAGCGCGCCCGTGACAAGGAATATAGGCTGCGCAAGCAAGGCGCGACTCGTGAATCTATCGGGGGTATTTCCCCGCGTAAATCCTGGTCAGAAATCAAGTCAATGACCTCGGCACAGCAGCAGGCTTATGCCAGGCAGCTTAACGCCTGGAATAAGAAGGCCCGTTATACCGTTACCGAAAGCGGCAACGCTATCCCGAGCAACCTAATAGACCAGGCAAAGCGATTGCAGGAAAAACGCAACCAGTTTATTTATGGCGAACGTGAGCGCATCAGGGGTATAGCACCCAAAGAATGGGACAAGTATTATCGCAACCGCGAGGGCATTTTAGCGAAGGGGGAAGATATTGTAGGCCTGCTGGCTCCCATTGACGTAAAGAAAATGGAACCCCCGGCGTCCGTGCAGGTTGCTCACCGCCGTATCAAGCGCTTCGAGGAGCGCAATAAGCATAAGTTTAGCTATTACCGTGGTCTGCAGCGTAAGGCCATGGAGGAAATATTGTGGAAACTTGACCAGTACGAACTTGCCGAGGTCGTTCATCAAATGAAAAATGATGCGTTTGACCTTTTATCAACCGTTTATGCATCTTGGGATACCCTTAAGTTTGAGTACAATCCGAAGGGCGAAGGCACTGAGTTTGAGGATCCTTACGGGCAATTTCGCGGCTATGTGGAGCGTGCCTTGTCTATTACCCAGGGTAAAGATATTGTTGATATCCAAAAGAACATGGAACGTGTGGCAAAGAAGCGTGCGGAGCGTGGGCGTGAACGTGCTAAAGCTGTATTGGGGTTGTAATGAGTTGGGCTGTATCGGCCGACTTCGAGACGACAACGGACCCTGATGATTGTCGCGTATGGGCATGGGCCGTTGCGCTTATCGAGGATCCTGAGCAAGTTTATTACGGCAACTCCATACAGACGTTTATGAATTGGCTGTCTCGTGGCGAAGTGCACACGGCATGGTTTCACAATCTCGCGTTTGATGGCAAGTTTATCTTGGATTATCTGATGCGTTGCGGCTACACGTATTGTGAGCGCAACCCCGGGCGGGGGCAATTCTCTGCGCTTATTTCAAGCAAGGGTAAGTTTTATCAAATCGAGGTGTGTTTCGGAAACGGTGTAAAAGTCATTTTTCAGGATTCGCTTAAAGTGTTTCCCATGACCGTTGCGCGAATCGCTAAAACGTTTAACCTCCCTGAGCAAAAGGGCGATTTGGACTATCGCAAATACCGCGAACCTGGCCACAAGATAACCGACGATGAGCTTTATTACATCAGTCACGATGTGCAGATCGTAGCGCGTGCTTTGCAGCAGAATTTTGCCCAGGGCCTGGATAAAATGACCATTGGCGCTAACGCCATGGCGTTCTTTAAGCAGCAGTTCGGCAAAAAGGCGTTTAAAACCTACTTCCCCACCCTGTCGCTCGAAGCTGATAGCGATATCCGCAAAGCATACCGAGGGGGCTTTACCTATGTGGAGCCTAAATATGCAGGCGTGGAAATAGGCGAAGGCATATCGGTTGACTATAATTCGATGTATCCATCTGTCATGAAGAAGTACCCGTACCCGTGTGGGGCACCTGTCATTTTCGATGGGCAATACGAATATGATCCTGCATATCCGCTTTACGTGCAACGTATGGTGGTGGAGTTTAGCCTAAAGCCTGAAGGCATACCCATGCTGCAGCTTAAGAACAAAGGATTTTACGGTAACCATGAGTACGTACGCGAAACTGTGGCACCGGTTGAAATCACGGTAACGTCTGTTGACTGGGAAATCATGCAGCGCATGTACGATGTTGACGTGCTCATGTATGCGGGCGGCTATAAGTTCGCGGCACGAAAAGGGCTTTTTGATGAATATGTCGACTACTGGGGGCATGTCAAAGAAACATCAACCGGCGGATTGCGCCAGCTTGCAAAGCTGATGCTTAACAACCTATATGGCAAGTTTGCAACGAACCCGGATGTAACCGGCAAGGTACCCGTGTATGACGCAGAAGATGGTATTGTGCGCTATGTGCTCGGCGAAGAAGAGACACGCGCACCCGTGTACATCCCCGTTGGCGTGTTTTGCACGGCCTATGCACGGCGCGAACTGCTGTTCGCGATTTTGGATAATCGTGAACGTTTCGTGTATTGCGATACGGATTCGCTGCATTTGCTCGGTACCGAGCGGCCTGCCAATATCCCCATCCATGATAAGGAGCTGTGCCATTGGAAGGTGGAGGGAACCTTCTCTCGGGCAAAGCACCTGCGTGCTAAAGCCTACGTGTGGGATCTTAATGGCAAGTTTTCAGTCACGTGCGCAGGCATGCCGGATGATGTTAAGGCGCTCGTGAATTGGGATAATTTCGAGTATGGGTTTAGCAACGCGTTTACCGACAAGGATGGAAACACAAAGATTTGCCCATTGTTTGCAAAACTAATGCCGAAAACCGTACCCGGCGGCGTGGTGCTGCTTGACAGCGTGTATCAACTACATGCATAATAATAACGTCCGGTGCATCGCTGTTCGCCACACGCGGATAGGGGCGTGTAAATGCAACCCTAACTCGGTACACGCCTAGCTGGCAGGCTTCCCATGGTGTGCGTTGTTAGCTGGACGCCTATTGAAACCCCGGCCGTATCACGGCGCGGGGTTTCGTGCTATTATGACCCTGTCCCTACAACGAATGGAGGTGCTCATGGACGAGGAGCAGGCGCGCGAAACCGAAGCCGAGGAAACGCGCGAGGAAGAAAGCGGCGACACCGCCGAGGAGGAAACCGCGCAGGAACAGCAGCAGGAAGCGGAGGAGCACGATTGGGGCGCTATGACGGCCCGTATCGATGCCCTGGAGCAGCAGGTGCAGGGCCTGGCCGCTGCGATGGCCACCATTTCCGCGGCATCCGAAGAGGACGACGGCAAGCCTAATGCGGAAATGCTCGATTACGAATACGGCGCGGCGATCGATTTGGATGACGAGGACCTGGCCGGGATGCTCGGCCTTTAAGGAGTAGATATGCCAAAGAGCAAACTTACTAATGAAGAGGGCCGTTTGACCCTCACTAATGCGCAGATTTTGGACACAGTGCGCAAGTATGCGCCTAACGATTACCAGCAGCGAATCCCCGCAACCACGCAGGGTTCCGTGGCCGAAACCCTTCGCGCCATGAACCATTATTCGCCGTCCTGGGATGTGTTCTGGAATGTGTTTCTGGCCCGTATCGGGCGTGTGCAGATTAACGACCGCATGAATTTCACCAACCCCCTGGCGAAGCTCAAGCGCCCAACTCTGCGTTATGGCCGAACCATCCAAGAAGTGCAGGCTAACCTTATCAAGGCGCGTGCATATGACGGGCGTGCTGAGAATGTGTTCGGCCGGGAGGGACGCGAGCCTGACATTCACCAGATTTTTCATTCCGAGAATCGTCGTGATAAGTACATCATCAACATTCCGATGGAAGATGTTTTGCGCGGTTCTTTTATCGAGGGCGAATCTATTTCGGCGTTCTTCAATTCGCTAACCGCTGCGCCTATCGCGTCTGCAAACAACGATGAATACTTGTTGATGCGCACGCTGTTGGAGACGTTCGACAACCTTTGGGGCTTCTGGAATATTCAGGTACCCGACCTGCATAACAAGACGCTCACCCATGAGGAAGAGGTCCAGGCAGGCGTTAAGCTTATCGAAGCGATGCGCGCGACGTATAACAAGATGAAGTATTTCCGCACGGAATATTCTCCCGAGGGCCGTAACAAGGGCCTTGCCACGCGATCCAACCGTCTGATTGCGATTATCGATTCGGATGTGGAAGCCGCGCTTAAGGTTGCCGTCAATGCATATGCGTTCAATGAGGACAATCAGCGCCTTATCGCCGATGAGGTCATTGTCCTGGATGAGCTGCCCATTCCAGGCTGCCAGGCGCTGTTGCTTGACGAGGAATGGTTCCAAGTTGCCGACACGTTGCAGATTACAGCAACGGCTCCGATGAACCCTGACAATCTGTCCTACAACACGTTCATGCACGTGTGGCAGGTACTGAGCTATTCGCTGTTCCTCGGCTCGGTCATGTTCTCTACCCGCCCGGATTCCGAGATTGCGGCGGTTCCCGCAACGTATACCGGCGTTACGCTGACTGATGTGGACGGTAAAACGTCCAAGACCATCCAGCCGGGCGAGTCTGTGCAGCTTGTTTCCAAGGTGGAGGGCACGAACGGACCGAATCAGGCCGTTATGTACGAGATCAAGGCGTTTAACGGGCGTGGTGCAGGTCAGACCTTGCCCGCAGAGATGTACATTGATAGCAACGGTGTTTTCCACTCTGGTGATTGCCATGATATCGATAAGGTCGTGGTTTCCGCCACCTCCGTTGCTGACGGCCAGTATCAGGCGGTTTACACCTTTACCATTGCAGGTGCAACCTACGCGACTGCTGTTGCAGGCGCTAAGGTAACGGTTAAGGTTGGAGCTAACGCCACGAGTGCGCTTACCTGGACACCGCTCAACGCAACCGATAAGAGTTATGAGGCCTACAGCGCTGATGACTCTATCGCAACGGTCGCTGAGGTGTCGGACGATGTGCTCACGGTTTCCGGCGTGTCGGTCGGCGAAACCACTATCATCCTGGTGGCAAAGGGCGGCAACCCGGCTGATCCTAACGTCACCGCTAAGGTGACCGTTACGGTGCAGGCTTAAAGTCTTAACCCTGTTATAATGGGGCGCGTAATGCGCCCCATTTTGTTTAATAAGGAGTAATCATGCCCGAAGCGTCGCAAAAGCTAACCCCCAACACATGGCCGGTCGGCACAGAGGTAACGTTAATGCAGGTGCCGTGGGATGCCAATTATCGTGATATCGTTATCTGGGACGACATACAGCAGCGTAATGCCTACCTTGATGCCCAGGCCCTTAGCGGCACCGGATGGCATTCGAAGCGGTTTTCGTACTGCCGCCCAAACGAGCCTATCAGCGTGCCGGTGCCGTATTCAGCCGCTTACAAATATAATTATGTCGTGGTGCAAAACCCCATGCAGCCCGTGGACGGAGAGGAGCAGCCGCTCAAGCTGTGCTACTTTATTTTGTCTACCGATTACGTGGCACCTGGTACCACGCAATTAACGTTGCAGCTGGATCTGATACAGACGTATCAGTTCGGCGTGTGCCTGGGCAACATGTTCGTTGAGCGTGGGCACATGGGCGTATCTAACGCCATCTTTAAAAACGGCGTGCAAAATCTTCAGGGCGAGTACCTGCGCAAATATCTTAATGTCCCCGAGGGTCTGGACGTTGGCGATTCGTACGTTATGGCCAATCACGAGTGGTACCCGCTTACGGATGCATCGACTTTTGACGTCGGCAAAATCATCATCATCAGCAGTGCAGACCTTGCCGCTGACCCTGGCACGATTGACAACCCCAATCTTAACGTTGCGGGCGGCCAGAACGCTGACGGCATCCCCTCCGGTTGCAACGTGTACTCTATGACATTGAGCACGTTTAAAGCGGCGCTCAATGCGATGAAGGAAAAATCTTGGGTCGCTCAATGCATCCAATCGGTGTCCACCTTCCCGGCCCGCTTGTTGTCAGCTGGAACTGATGTGCAGTTGTTCGGCAATTCGGGTATCACGATGCAGTTTCTAGGCGAAACCGACACGCTCGAATTGCCGCTCAAAACCTACGCGACCACGGGCAATATCTATCAGCAGCTTTCAAATGGCGTGCCGGATGGCTACCATGACCTATATAAGGCATACACCTATCCGTATTCGGTCATTGAACTTACTGCCTACAACGGCAACTCGGTATTTGTAAAGCCCGAACTTGTGTATGGCAACACCCTCGCGCTTACCGTTATCGGGTGCGCCGTTGCGCCATTTGCACGTATCGGGGTCTTCCCAACTAATTACGGCCAGGCTTTCGAGGGTGGGCAGCCGGTTAATTACAATCAGTACACGTGGCACGGTTTCGACGGCTCCGACCATACGGGCGTAATACCCAGCGGTGATTTTCTTGATTCATGCCTATGGTTGGCCGACTTCCCGCAATTTTCGATTGTCAATAGCAACTATATAACCTACCTTGCGTCAACGACGCACACTCGCGCGTATCAGTACGAAAGTGCTGGTTGGCAAAACGCTAAAAGCAATGCCGCGTCTGACCTGGCCTATACCCAGGCTATGAATCAAACGGCGCTCAATGAAGCCAACCGCTATGATCAGGGGCCAATCGGCGCACCACAGATCGCAAACTACGCGGGACAGGCTGTAGGGGCGCTCGAAAGCGGGCTTAATCGTTTGACCGGTCAACCTGCCGTAAGCTCTAATGAGGTTACGTTGGCCGGTGCTGCTAATTACCTTGCGCAGCGTCAAACGGGCAATCTTGCCTTTAACGCAACCCAAGATTTGTCCCGTCAGGTTGCAGGCCAAAACCTTGATTATGCGAAGTACGCCGCACGTGGTGACTACGCTAATCAGATTGCGGCGATTAACGCCACGGTGCAGGATGCAGCTTTGCAAGCCCCGTCAACGGTCGGCCAGATGGGCGGGCAAGGCTTTATGTGGAAAAACGGACTTGTCGGCTTTGCGGTCAATTACAAAACGGCTGGCGGTGCTGCAATGCGCACGGTCTGTGATTTCTGGGCACGTTACGGATATAAGATTCAGCGTTTTTACAATTTCAGTAACGCTAAGATGACCGCGCTTAAAATCATGAGCCATTTCAGCTACTGGAAAGTATCGGAAACCTATATCACGTGCGCGAAGGCGAATGAGGCCGAAAAGGACGCAATCCGCGGCGTGCTCGAAAAGGGTGTGACCGTATGGGGCAACCCATCTGAGATTGGCAACATCGCACCGGCGGTAAACACCCCGCTGTATAATATCGAGTACTAAAGTAAGGAGGATACATGGAACCTTGGATGCTAGACCCAACCGAGTTCACGCCGCTTAACGTGTCTATGTTCGGCAAGCGATACGTTAAACGCTGGCAGGCCAGCGTAAAGCAGTACCGGACCTATGACTATTGGCGTCAGCTGTTTTGGACGGCGGCAATCAGCCGTTTCGAATGGGAGGGATTACCGGACGGCATCGATTCGCGATACCTCGAAACGCTGCTGTGCGGCTATGGTTCGTTCGCCGCAACTAAACGCACCACCAGTGGCGTGCTCACGTATTGGTGTGGCCGCATGACCCCCGTTGGCAACCTTGATTTGTACCGCAACCCAAACACTATTGACGTTTACACACCGAACGGCCAGCGCCAGCGTCGCCATTGCAATTGGTGGTTTAAGCATGTTGGCGATCAGTACGGCACTAAAACCGTTGTCATGCCTGCTGATGCTGTTATCTGCTGGGACAACCTCACGCGCTTCCCCATACTTCAGCTGATCGACCGCCAGGCTCAGCGCCTGGCCGACATGGATACTACGGTAGACCAGCACGTTCGTGCAATGCGCGTGCCGTACGTTATCAGCGTTGACGAATATGGCAAAAAGCAGGCCCAGGACATGTATAACCGTATCGATTCCGGCCAACCGGCCATTTACATGAACCCTTCTGGCATGCAAAACATGAGTGTGCAGGTGTTGCAGACCATGAACAAAGCCGCGTATGCGGGTAGCGATATCCTCAATGACGAGCTTAAAATCGTGTCTGCCGTGTATACGATGCTCGGCATTGATAACAACGCCGCCGCCGAGAAAAAGGAACGTGTCCAGACTGCCGAAACCCTGGCGAACAACGAGCAATTCATGATTCAGCGTAACAGTTTCCTAAAGCCACGCCAGGAGTTTTGCAAGCGAATCAACGACATGTACGGCTGGGATTGCTCCGTTAAATGGAGCGTGCCGCACATGCCTGCCGAATCGGAAAATCAAGATATGTATACCGCAAGCCCGGATTTGCTTGGTTACGGCGGCGCTGTGGAGGACGGTGCAGATGCTAACCTTTAACAACAACGATTTTGCCGCGCTTGACGAGCATAAGTACACCCTGCGCGATGTGGTTGAAGCACTCGGCTATGATTGGGGTATGCAGGACTACCCCATCTTCGACGAGGGATACCGCGAGAAGCTTAACCGTGCGATTTACAATCACTTTTGCTTCCGACGAATCGCAAGCGAAACCCCGGCCATGTTCATTTTTTACCTTAACCGGCGCATGGTCGAACAGATGCCGAACATCAACCCTGTTTATGAGTTGGTGCGCCGTGAGCAGTTCGACCCATTTGCGACTACGCAGGGAAAAAGCAACTCAGCTACTCAGGGTAAAAACTCCAACCAAAGCGTAGCCACGGCATCGAGCACGCCACAGGTGTTTTTGGATAACCCGGATGGCGAGCAGTATCTGACGGGCGTTACCAAGCAAACCGACAACGGTAATCAGGACGGTACAGCAGTCACAACCTACAGCTCCATTTCTGGGGTTGGTAACGCCGTCTATGATATGATGGCATCTAGTTTCATGGCAACGGATAACCTGGTTTTTAACCTGTTGGAGCCGTTGTTCATGCAAACTTGGGACGATATGCCGATGTAGTAAGGGGGTATGAGGATGCAGAGCAAACAGGATTATGAGTATATGCGCGTGCAGCTTGACAGCATGCGGGTGTGTTTAGAGCTTGACGCGAAACATGCCATGATGGATAACGACATTGACGCATATTACACGCTCAATCCGCTGAGCCAGGAAATCAGCACGTGCATTCGCCGAGTTGACGCGCTTATCAAGCTGCTTGACGAGCGGGCCAAAATCAAGCCGGGAGATGATGGTAATGGCGGTGTTTAGCCCGTACGGATTCCGTGCGCTGGAAAACCAAAACGCAGCGAATGCCCAGGCTGCAACCGTGGCCCCCGCCATGCCTGGCTATACGGGTATCGACAAGCTGGATTTTGCCCAGATGCGAACACCCGAGGACCAGATTCATTGGCTGTATCTGTACGCCACCGGACTCGAAATGGGCACGATCAACGCCGAGCAGGCGCAGGCGCTGATTGATGCATCAACCGCAACGCTAAAGACATATGTCGATACGCAGGACCAGGCGATTTCGGCTGACGTGGTGCAGCGTTACAACTACCTGCTCAAGCTTATACAGCAACTTACCGAGTTTCCAGGAGTAGTCGCTGACCCAACGTGGGGCACTGCCCGACCCATCAAAACCGTGGTTGACCGCGTGTATGATTTCGACCGCCCGTTTTCGGTAACCGCCAAGGATTATGACGGGATGGGATACACGGCAAAGGCGTATGATGCAAAAGGCATCACGGCACGTGAGTTCGATGCTACGTTCGCCGTGCAGACTTATAACGACTGGGTAGCAAAGGAGGTGTGATATGGCTGGAAAAGCAGTAAGCTATCAGTTTCTGGATGCGCTTGCAAAATCCATTGGCATGGATGCGGAAACTGTTAAACAGGCGCTTGCCGAGATTAACCAGCTGCAAACGCAGACGCAGTCGCTAGAGCTGGCTGTCCAGGGTAAAGCGCCAACGAATCACGCTAGCCAACAGCCCATTTTCGGCACAGCTAATGCGCAGATGTATGGCCACGTAAAGATTGCGCGCGAGGTTGCCAACGATTCTACGGACGGCGTGGCTGTTAGTCCTGATGCCGTGTATGCTTATGCGCCTGCTAAAGGCATGGCTATTGAGTTGCCAGTCGATGGTGAACAGCTATTAACCGCGTTACAGCCTGATGAGGGAGGCGGAAGCGCCACGATCGAAAAAAACGGCACAGGCATTGTCTGTATGACAAAAAACAAGGCTCTAGCTGTAACGGGATGGATATCCTATACGTTTGATTACCAGGGCTCCGCAGATATAAGCAATCTGGCCAGATGGAGTAATTTCGCAGGCATAGAAATCCCGGTTATTGTCTACCTGGTATCCTATGAGGACAACCTCGTAACGGTGTGGCCAAGCGCTATTTCTTCTGACCTCATCGCTACGTTGCCTAGCAATACGTTGATCGGCAGCGGCCGCGTAATCGTGGCTATTGCACCGGGAATCATGCCATCTTTTATTAAGGAGTAATCATGAGCGCAACCAACGAAACCACCTATTATAAACTCCCCCAGTTTACCGACACCGACCAGCCCACGTGGCTGGGTGACTTCAATGGCGCAATGGGCAAAATCGACAGCGCATTGAACGCTGTTGGAGCTAATGCATCTACCGCGCTTTCTGCTGCCAACAACGCTGTTAACCGAGTCGGTCAGGTCGAAACCACCATTGCCGGCGTGCAGACAACGGCAAACAATGCGTATTCGCTGTCCTCTACCCACGAGAAACATATCAGCGCCCTAGAAGGGCAGGTCGCGCAGCTGGAGACCAAATTCCCCATTACGTCTGACAGCCTGTCTAATGGCGCTGTTACCGCTGCCAAACTTGACCAAACGGCAATCGCTGCTATGTGGGCAGGCTTGACGGTAAAACAGTTCAACAGCGAGGACAGCAGCGCCGCCAATGAGGGAATGGTTGTGCCTAGCGGTGGAAAAATGGCAGGTTTTTATATTGTTGAGCTGGGTATCCTTGTGATGAACAAGATGAGCAATAAATACATTACCGAGTCAAGCGCATTGTTTACCTTGCCTAGCTATGTGCCGAACAGCGCCGCTTCTGGAATTCAAGCTGATGGCTGTATCTTCGTATGGAATGAAGGCTCTTCGTTCGTCAATTGGACTAGCTTGACCACGATAAAATCGACTAGACAGCTCCGCGTTGGAACGTACCCGAACGTTGGCAACAGTTTTACGCTGATGGGGTCTGTTGCGCTATATATGGGCGTTAATACCGGCGTGCAACTGAGCAACCCTGCCGCTTATCAAACCATGAACCCCACAGTTGGCTAACATGCGTGTACTACATATCTCAGACACGCACGGGTATGCACAAGGATCATCTGACACGATGGCGCTTGCGGCATCCATGGGGGTGCCCGTTGTCCACACGGGTGACATGGTGCCAGATTATTTCCAGCAGGATATTAGCTATTTAGACATGGCTAATATCCTGCCTATTATCGGCAATCACGATGCGATAAACGAATCGGGAACCGACCCATCAGGCTATCATTGGCATGATAAGCCGACACAGGCCGCATTGCGGGCCAAATATTTTGCCCCATATCCCAGCCAGGGCCTAACATTCCCTGATGCATCCGCCACATGGTGGTACAAAGATATAGAGGGTTGCCGAGTTGTAGGCCTTGACATTACCGCTTTAGACAATGACCTGGCGCGTGAGACCGAATGGCTGGGCACCACGCTTAACGCAATGCCAACATTGGTTTTAGCTCACATCGGGCCGCGGAATCTGACTTACTCGGCTGATGGGTTTACGGATTCGAGATATTGGGGTAACCCGAGCTGGTACGATTCTGGAACTGCCACGATATATCCGGGGATAACCCAGCTCAGCAACATCGTGTTTGACCATGCCGAACGCACGAACACGCCCATGTGCATGCTGTGCGGTCACGAACACGCAGATGGCGCGGTTGTGCACCGGGGCGTGCCGATCATCAGCGTTGGTAGCGTTATCGAAGACACGTATAACAGCGTGTACCGGAGCCAAGACGCTGTTACTTCGCGTCTTGTGTCCAACCTGGTCACGTTCGATTCTAACGGGCTAACGGTGCAACGGCTCGGCGCAGACAGCCGCACAACGGGAAGCCGCGCTAAAATGTGGGCGTACAGCTACAAAGAAAAGCGCGTAACCGCTATAGTATCGGGGTGATTTATGCTTAACTTCCTAGACACTTCAAACCATCAGGGCGGGTATAACCCCGCCCTTACCGGAGCCGATGCGGTTATCGTAAAGGCAACCCAAGGCAATTGGTTCGTTGATGCTTACTGTGATGCAACCATTCAACAGGCCATTTCAGCGGATATGCCTTGGGGCTTTTATCACTTTGCCGATAGCGGGTCCGCTATCACCGAAGCTGGCTTTTTCCTTGATAACTGCCTAAACTACTTCGGCCAGGGGATCCCCGTGCTGGACTGGGAGGGCAACCAAACGGTTGAATGGGTTAACGCTTTTGTGGGGCACGTCCACGATAAAACGGGCGTGTGGCCCTGGATTTACGCCAACCCGTGGCGCTTTAACCAAGGCGGCGTAAATCCGAATTGCGCCCGCTGGGTTGCCGATTATCCAGATGTTGCAAGCCCCACATGGAGCCAAGCGCAGGGCTGGGATTGCCCCGCTGCTGACGGAAACGTGGTGGCATGGCAATTTTGCTCCGACGGAACCGTTAACGGTATCACCGGTAATGTTGACCTTGATTTGTTTTATGGTGATAAGGAGCAGTGGCAAGCCTATGCTAGAGGCGACAACGGGCCTGATAGCGGTGGCAATGATGGCGGGGCTAATCCTGATGGCGTGGCAGTCCTAGAAAATAGCGCCTACAAAGTGACGATCGAAAGGAAATAACATGGATTGGCACATTGCAGCAATCGTGGCGGCATTCGTGGTGATGGACCTTGTCACTGGTGTGATGCAGGCTGTCGCGAACAAGGCCCTGGATTCAACCAAGATGCGCGCAGGCTTGTGGCACAAATGCGGCTTCATCATGGTCATCATTCTGGCAGCACTCGTGGAATGGGCCATGCAGTTTGTCGACCTGGGTTTTACCCTACCGCTGTTCGTTCCGGTGTGCGTTTTCGTTATCTTGACTGAGATTGTCTCGATTTTCGAAAACGTGTGCAAGCTTTCCCCGGAGTTGGCAAATTCCAAACTTGCGCAGCTGTTTAACATTGATGTAAAATAATCCTGCCACGGGTTCCCGCATACAGCCCTAGGCACCACTCTAAACCCCGCATGAACAAGGCATGCGGGGTTTACTTTTATAAGGAGCAGTAATGGCATGGACAAAAGAGCAGCAACAGTTTTGCGAATACACAATCTGTACCGTAGAATCAGGCTGCGATTATGCAGCGGTCAACATGAATGACCCTATCACGCTAGGCATCGGGCAGTTTTACGCCTATAACGCAGCGGCGCTGATGGAGCGGTTGCGCGATAACGCAAGCGCAAGCTACGGCAAGCTTTCAACACGGCTTAAAGACGCAGTGGCTGATCATCCGTCCGATACCGATGCAACCTGGTGGACGGGCTTTTACCTTTACCAGGGCGATGCGGATTCCTGGATAGCGTCGGCTCAGGACATGGAAAACCATGCTGTGCAGGACCAGTTTTTCATGGACTGGGTTTTCGGGACCGGCGGCGCGTTCGACACCCTGGCAGGTTGGGGTATGAGCACCGACAACGTAAAGCCAACTATCTTTATGCTATCCGTCTATCATCAGGCACCGGCAAGCGCTAATCAAATCCTTGCGAATATCGGTGGCGGGCGAAGCCTGGACGAATACCTAAACGCAACGCTTAACACGTGGCCGGTTTCCGGATACTCGAATAGGTACAATCGCGTGTACCAATTACTCAATGATTGGGATGGGACCAGCGCCCCGCCCGACTTCGGGCAGTCTGATTTTACCCCGAGCACCAACCCCGACACCAATGGCCAGACCAAATCGAGCATTAACCGCCTAGAGCAAGTGGGTAATGACCTTATCGTATACGGAGCCATGGGACAGGGTACCCGCCTGGTATGCCACAACACGGGCAACGGCGTGTGGCTGCCCGTGCGAAACGCAACAGCACCGGCCTACCCGGGTACGGGAGGTGGTGGAACAGGTGGCGGTGGCAATGGCGAATTCGAAGTCATGCGGTCCATCTGGGAACAAAACGAGGGCGCGTTTAATTACGCACAGGCGGCGGGCAGATTGGAGCCGGACGTTAGCGGCTTTACCGATTGCAGCGCCTGCATTTGGTGGGCGGCAAACAAGGCCACCAATGGCAAATATAATTGGCTCGGAACGTCAACATGGACAATGCGCGACACGGCAACTAAAATATGTGACGGGATTCAACGCGACCTCATGCAGCCGGGTGACCTGATTTTGATGACCAACCCCGAGCATGTTGGCTGGTACTGGGGTAACGGGGTTGCATGGGGCGCAGGTGCGGCACCGTGCCCGAAAGTCGAAGCCGACCCCGTAGAAAATTATTATTCGTGGGGTAGCAATTTAGAGATTTACCGGTTTATAGGCCAGTAAGGAGCACAGAAATGAGTGGTATTCCGAAATGGGCGCGCTGGGACCCCAGCGCTTTGATGGGCGCACGGTGCCCCGTGCGATTGTGCACGGGGCCGCGAAGCCTGGGTAAAACCTACGCAATGAAAAAGGTTGGCATCAAGCGGTTTTTGACAAAAGGAGAAACCTGGGCATATGTGCGTTATTACGATACGATGATTGATCGCATTTTGCGCAGCCCCGAGGGATTTTTATCTGACATTGAGCGCAATAACGAGTTTCCTGGGCAGAGATTTCAAATGAACGGTCGTATGATGCAGACCGCATACCAGGCGCAAAAGGACACGGGCAACATCAAGTGGAAGCCGAAGTGGCAAAACCTGGGCCAGATGTATGCGCTTACCTCGTTTGATTCGCTGAAGGGCGCCACGACGGCAAACAACACGCTCATGGTCCTGGACGAGTTTATCAAGGAAAAGCGTGTGCCACCTTACCCGAGCGGGTGCGTTGACATGCTCATGAATATGTGGGAAACGTTCGACCGCCGCGAAAACCGCGTTATCCTGGTTGGACTGGCGAACAATGCCGACCTGGTTAATCCGCTGTTTCAAGCGTGGGGCATTACCCCCATTCCCCGCGGCAGCAGCCGCTATTTTAAGGTGGGCAATTCGGCAGTATACTACGAAAACGCGTTTAATGCTGAATTCGAACAGTATTCGGCAACATCGAACATTGGAGCGTTTACCGCTGGTAGCGAATATGCAGAATATGCACAGCAGAGCGAATTTACCAACATGACGGGGCAATTTGTTAAACCCCGCACGAAAGGCTGTGACTGCATTATCGCCATAAAGTTTAGGGGCATTCCCTTTGCCATTTGGCAGGACATGCATACCGGTATTGTTTACGTGGATCGCAAGCCGCCGAGCGGGAAACAGGTGGTTGTGTTGACGCGTCATGATATGTCGCCTGATACGATGCTCATTGAGCGAAACGCCCCGCTTATCAAGTTCGCCGTTCGTGCATATAGCCATGGCGATTGTTATTTCGATTCGGATGCAACACGTGAGATGTGGTTGGATATGCTGAGCATGTGCGGCTTGAGATAGTAAAAGGCCCTCCGGTTGGAGGGCCTTTTGGTTAGCATGGGCGGTAGAGGTCGCCGTTGTTACAATGGGCCGCCAAATCGTCATCGTCATCAAGATGCGGCCCCGGGAAATCTTCCGCTTGCACCTCGGCTGTAGCACGCAACACGCACGCAAGGGCAACACACTCGGTTTCACCTAATGTCGAGTAGCCAAAATCAAAGCAAACCAACTGTTTAATGTCATCGTCTATTGTGTATGTGACAAATCCGTAGACAACTCCATGAGAAGAGCTCATGTGTGAATATATCTCACACACATACCCTTCAACCTGCAATCTCCGTTCAATCTGAGCCAAACCAATCTGTGTAAGCGTAGCCATTCTCATTCCTTCCCAGGGCCTGCTATCGCTAACAGGTGCTTCATTCTAACGGTTACGTTCTTCTTTCCAGCTTGCACGAAAAACACGTTGTTATGCACGCCTGTCACAACGCCTTGGCAAACCTCATACCAGCGGGCATATTTGGTGTGCTTTGGCACAATCCACCAAATGGCCTTGCCGGTGCAATCCTCGGGTTCCATGTTCCAAAGGTAACACCTTACGCGGAACTCGTGGATGGCCTTTTGCCAAAGCGCGGCACGTTCCTGCGGCTTTTTGGCCTTGGTAAACGCCTTCTGATACCTGCCGAGTAGGTAATCCACGTCTCGGCGTGAGATTAGCGGGTACAGCATAGTTACTTGCAATTCTCGCATTTAGCGTACAGAGTGAACAATTTCTCATACAATTCCAGCGCATCTTCAGTACCAACGTCTGTCACTTCTTTTACAACCTCATACGTGCCCGTACGCCTTACGCGAACGCAAGCAGTACCACCTACGTTTGCGTAGATAGAGAGCAGCCTTTCAAAACCGGTAAACTCGGATTGATGAGCGATATAAATCATGTTCGTCTCCTTACATAAGCCCAAGCATCTTAAATGCAACCTTCATTGTTTCATACTCTTCTGCACTTTTAAGATCGCTAAACTGCCCGCTGTAATAGTTCATTGCATCGTTGTGATCCTCAAAACGCTTCGAACTAATAATCTTGCCAGTGCTACCATTGGTGACGCTAACAGTAACGGCTTCCCCTGTTGTGACTCTGATAAACAGCACCTTATCAATTCGTGGAAACTCGGTGCGGTAAGCTCTTTTAATGCCATCCATGATTTTCATCCTTTACACATACGGTGTGACAGTCAACGCTGCCCCGATTGTGACCAGGGCAACGGCTAACAGGCTGGGCTTGCGCGCAAACATTGCCGAGCCTGCTATTGCTAAGATGAGGCCGATGAAGGCGGCTAGTGGTGCGTATTGATGAAACATAGCTAATCCTCAAACTGATTGAAATAATCAGCCTGCAACTGAAAATAGCGAACACATGCCTCATACTCGGCAACCGCCTCTTTCAGCTTAATTGTTACCATGATCTGTCTCCTAACTCGGTTGGGCAGGCTTGTGCCCGCCCTTGTGTCGCCTTTGATGATGGTCACTATCAGTGCCGGAACCAACCAAGACGCTGCAGCTTGTCCATGGGCTGGCTGTGATTCCGCTCCATATATTGAATGTTGCAGAACTCAGGCTGCGGTGCACTACCAAACCTCTCGTTAAGCGCTGCTTTAGCCACTCTAACTAGACCTGCTTTGGTGTTGGCGGTGCTTTTGAAAAATGCTACGTAGTCCATGGCTTCGGTACAGACTACTACCACATAGCGGCGTTTCATGTTTTGTCCTTCCTCGTTTGGCCTGTTCGTTCCGGCCTACCCTTGCGGGTAGACCACGGGATGATTAGATACCGAACGTCCGCCTGTGGGCTCCATGCACGATCATAATACCATCATCGTGATGAAGAGCGCCGGGCCATTCGCCTGTTAGTGCTTTCAGCGTGTTCTGCACGCCTGCCAGCTTAATGCGCCAATACTCAGCATCATAGGACATATTAAGGCGTTCACATGCATG